GGAGAAGCCTTATGAGTGCGGCAAATCCTTTTATAAACTTCATGAAGATGCTATCCCCATCCTCGAATGGGAGGTAATCGAGGAGATATTGGAAAAGGCGGGGTATGAATTAGAGATTATTAGAGGTAAGACAAGTAAGGAGTTTTTTATTGGAATCCATTCACTAGATTATCATCGTGTAAGTAGAGCTATGGGCTGTGCCAAATCCCGACAACAGGCAGTTATGAAGGCTGTCATTGAGTTGGGGAAGGAGCAGAAGTGAACATCATTGAGTTATCATCTATCCAGGATCCTGCGCTAATGAAAACTGAGGTTGCTCAATTAGCTCATAAACGTAAATGTAGCGAAGATGATATATGGGAGCTTATAAATAATTATAGGCGAACACACGAAGGCAAACGTTCTAATGTACCTGGTAATATAGGTGATACACTTGATAAGATATTATCCAAGGTTACAATTACCAATAAATCGGCTAATGATATATTATTTGATGAATTGGTTTCACTTAATATACTAGTTTCAGCAAACGTTGAAATAGGTAAATATAAGGTAAGTTTTTTGATAGCCAATCTCATAATTGATATTAATAAGCGTAAGTATACATTATCACCAGATGAACAGGATAATGATTTCAAGCGTCAATTATATCTTATAAAAAAAGGTTATACGATTATAAAGTTTAGTGCTATTGAGATTTCAACGGATGTTGAAAGATGTGTTGATAAGATTGAAAGATTATTATAAATAAAATTGCGCTGTTTATGGCACAGCGCTAAGCCTTATTGTGTGTTATTTGTTATCCTTATAACCCTTTAATTTAACTTTATATCCTAATATATCACTCGTCCCCTTTATCCATTCATCTATTATTTTTCTATATTTTTTATTCTCCTTCTCTAATAACTCAATCTTATCCTCTAATGCTTTGATTTTTTTATCTAGTCCAGCCACTCTATTCCACTCTTCTATCTTAGCTTTCCTCCTTTCTATCATCTCCCAATTATCTCTTTCCCATTTGGTTTGTTTCTCGTCTTGTATCATTATCCTTTTCCCTCCTTATAATTTTCTTATGAATATCATATCTAGTTATAATCATAGGACTTTCCTGTATATCTATTATCTTTAGTATATCCCATAACTCTTTATTAGTTTTATTTTTTAGGTTCATTAGTTACTCCTTAGATATTTCCAATATTCTTTTACTTCTTCTCTTTTCGTTGTATTTCTTATACTACTTAATGATATTATATAATTATTTATATCTAAGTGCTTCTTTATTACCCACCAATCATTATCAGTACCCAAAACGAATCCCCTGTGTAACTTACCACAACTATCTTTCCATTCTACCAAATCACCCTTTTTATATTCTCTCATCATATCCTCCTTAATCCTTATGCTTATCAATAAACTCATCTTCATTTTCACGTAGATAACCTTCTATTATATACTCTATCTGTGCTGACCTGGTTCTATGTTCAGATAATGCTAATCTATCTAATTGCTTCATTGTATCAGGATTATGTATTACTATTGTGAATGTTTTATAATTATTCATGGTTGCTCCTCCAGTGCCATTTCTACTTGTACTGCTGACATTAAATTTTCCACCACCCCCTTGAGTTCTTTCATAAAATATGGAAACAATTCACTCGAACATATTGCTCCTGCTATCGTATTTACAATCATTTCCATTTCTTTTTCATATAATACATCTTGTTCGGGATTGTTCAGGTTCAATCTTAATTCTAGCGTAAAATCACTTGCCTTTACTTGCTTCGTTATCATCATCACCACCTCCATATTGATAAATAATATACTGCTGATAAATAAATTAACCCTGCTAATAATCCTATAGCTATATCATATAATCTATAACTCAACGATAGTTTATTAGCTTTCCTTTGTTTGCGGTAATCATTCTCAATCCCTTTTATCCATTTACATATTTTTCTTATGTCTTTATTTATTTCATCTATTTGTATTTGTGCTCGAGCTCCGTTGGTCATCTTATCTCCTTTATCACTTGGAGTTTGCGTACTCTTATTTTACCATTAGTATTTATAGGTATAGTTATAATATCCTTCCAGTGAACCTTGACCTGTAATATCCTACCACTACCTTGTTGTCTACACCAAAATTCAGTTGCTACAGATAATCCATAACTGCATTCAGTGAAGATATTATTGTCAACCTTATCTACGCTGTATTCTTTGCCGACTTCGTATGTAATCGGATTCGATGAGAAAAAGGATTTGTAGTTATCTTTTACGATTTTATAGAGATAGATATATTCTTTTGTGGTTTTGATTTTGTAGGTTTTGAGGTAATCATCTAGCGTTAGGATTATTTTAGCGCCACTCAGGTCAGCGCCACTCGGGTTGGCGCCACGCAGGTTAGCGCCATACAGGTCAGCGCCACTCAGGTTAGCGCCATACAGGTCAGCGCCACTCAGGTTAGCGCCATACAGGTTAGCGCCACGCAGGTTAGCGCCACGCAGGTTAGCGCCACTCAGGTTAGCGCCATACAGGTCAGCGCCATACAGGTTAGCGCCACGCAGGTTAGCGCCACGCAGGTTAGCGCCACGCAGGTTAGCGCCATGCAGGTTAGCGCCATACAGGTTAGCGCCATGCAGGTTAGCGCCATACAGGTTAGCGCCACTCAGGTCAGCGCCACGCAGGTTAAAATCCTTTTTTACCTTGTCCTTATCAATACCTAATTCTACTAACCTTTCTCTTGTTTCTGTCTTATTCATTTTAGCTCCTTTTTCTTTTTTAGACACTTAGAGCAACACTCATCAGTATAAAGGGTGTTGCTAGACAACATACCTTCTCCTCTATATCTTCCACAAAGAGCTTGACCATTTACGAAACAATGTGCCTTTTTTGCTCTATATGGGAAGCTCCAACCTATTTTTAGGTCTTTTGTTAATGACATTTCACTTATCATCTTATCCTCCCTAATATTATTTTGATAGTTTTGTTTACTGGCATATTGATATATTTATGATAATCAATAATACCATCTATCTTGACGTGATAAGCTGAACGATAACCCCTGCTATGACTATGATAATTAGGTTGTTTTATTATGCGTGCTGTCATTTCAAATTATCCTTTCGACTCTAACGTCTAGTCGTTCAATTAAACCCTCTCTCCCTATTTCTTCCGCTTCTTCTATGCTATCTGCTTCGATAATAATACTGTCCGGTGTAATAGATACTTCCCACTCTTTTTGTTCCTTCATCTTATCTCACCCCCTTTATCTATCTGTGTAGAAAATCGTCAATATAGTATGGTCTGTCTATATTTATTTTTTATTCTACTACAGTATAGCATAATTATTTACTTTGTCAAGTTCACTGTATAATATAACAAGATAAGATGTAGTGATAATGAGGCTTATAGATATTTGACACAGATAAAGTTATATGATATAATATGAGGGATTATGTTAATAAGGAATAAAAAGGGAGAACATCATGGATAAACAATGTTATGATAATTTCTTTTTAGGAGAAGAGTTTGAAGGAAACCGTGTTTTTTGGTGTGAACTTAAGGGTGGTCACAAGGGAAAACACAAGCAGAGTGGCAAGGAGTATAATTGGGAAAAAGACCATACTATCGTGGATTGGGAAATGGGGTGGCAGAGCAAGAAGAACGCATATCATTATAAACCGTTGGATTATAAATAAAGGAGAGAATTATAAATGGATAATAAAATAAAAGATGATACTATACGTTACCTAGCATCCGAGGAAGGATATAAACAACTTACTATTTGTTGTAGATGCGGGAATGAAATGAAGGTTGAAGCAAAATTAGAAGAAAAGCATATTTATCATCATTTTGATACATTATTAGATGAGAAGAAATATTATAATGAATTAAGAGCTATAGCTAATAAACGTATAAAAGAGATAAATGAATGATCATCCGTATAATATTATATTGTGTTATAGGGATTATATTATTAGGTTTATATGGTATATGGAAGGAGGGTTAAGAATGGATAAGATAGATAGAAAGATTGATATGAATGATACTGGAATACAGATTACTAGCACATCATTGAAGTTATTATGGAGGATAGTTGATAAAGTTGATGATCTAATAGAAGGATATAATGAGATAAATAGAGAAATGGGAGTTATAAGGCATGCTCTTATAGATATGGAGTTCTATAGGGTTATGAAGAGATTAGATAGAATAGATAAGTACATTTTGAAGATAAAGAATAATAAGATGATATGATATGATAAATGAGTAGTTTAATGAAACGAAAAGAAAAGTGTAATTGTGGTATATGTAAAAAGAAATTAACAGATTATGAAGAAAGAATAAGGGGATTGTGTGAGGATTGCTACATTCGTTTTATAAGGGGATTACCTCGTAGCAAATGAGCAGTTTATAAGTATTATGAAGGGGGGATAATATTATGATAAAATTGGATAAATGTGATTTGTTTTATATTATTGGTGTTATCATAGGGATTATAATTGGTAAGTTTTTACTATAAATAAACATTGAGCAGTTTATACGCTTATAATGCAGTATTACACTAATAAATAGTAATAAAAGGAGATTATAATGGAGAAGATATTACAGTATGAATATATAAAGAAGACTAGAACGATTAAAGAGATAACTAGGAAAGATATGGTTGATAAGATTAATGAGCTTGTAGAAGGATATAATGAGATAATGAAAAGATTAAGAAGATTAGAAGATGAGCATTGTTGGAATGATAAAATATATAAGGAAATATATCATGATGATAAAGAATAGGATGATGATGTATAATGATATGATAAATGAATAAGATAATATAATATGATGATGGGGGGGGGTGGGGGGCAGCAGCGACTGCGAAGTTGATATAGGTAATATGGAGTCACACATACTATATAATAAAATTTCAAATATGGAGGTGTATTATGAAGGTAAAATATAATAATTATTTCAAGATATATAACATAACGATTGAAGACCAGTGGGAGTCCGATAGATTATTTGAAATGGCAAAGTATTGTCAGGGTTCTAGTAAGCACTGTCCTCCCAGGGGTATATATAATTTTGCTACAAATCTTTATGAAAAATTACAAAAGTTTAACTAAATATATATAATTTTCAAATAATCCTTGACTTCATCATCATTTATGTTATAATTATCATAAATAAAGGAGATTATTATGAAAACTAAAGCAACGAATATTAATATTTCAGTAGATTTCCATTCTAATATATGTGAGGAGTGTGAAATGGAATTTATAGTAATAGCAATCATATCAGAGAAAATGTGGGCAGAACAAGATGTAAGTATTTGTCCATATTGTGGAGCCAAAAAATAAATGGACAAAATCTTATATAAAAATATAACCATAAATGATAATCTTATGCTTATTGTTCAAGATTTGAGCCAATTTGTATAACAATCAGTTTTGATAAACAAAGAACCATAGAAGCATTAAGGAGGAGATAAAATGATATATTTGTTAGTAGTTGAAGACGATGATACGTTAACGCCCTTCGATTTGAAGAAATTGATAGAATCACATAAAGCAATTAAATGTGTTAATTATAAAAATTTTGATATTAATAAATTAAAAGGTTATCATGATGTTGAAAAGTATTATAAAGAATAAAGTGAGGTGATGATTATATGGCTGTAATGAATGGTGATACTATTACTGCTACTGCGGGTGGAACACAGGATTGGCCGGATATACCCGTTGCTGTTAGCGGACAAGAATATGCTAGAAGAATTGATGGTGATATGAGTATAAGTGGAAAAATAAGTAGTAAACAATGGGAAGAATTAGAAGAAGAAGTAAATAAATTAAAGGAGGCCAATAAGATGGCACAAATGGGATTATATGAGGTAAATGTAGTAAATACAAAGAAGAATGAAGAAGTTGAAGAGAATATCAGGGTAATAGCCAAAGATGAAGATAGGGCTAAAATGGTAGCATTGACGGAAATAGGAAAATCATTTGATATTGATAATTGTGAGTTCTTTGTTCGTTGTATTGGTCAGTGGGAATCCAAAAAGCCCAAAGAAGTCAAAATAGTCAAAGAATAATGGAGGTAATATGGTGGATGCTTTTGAGGTGGGTAAATTATTGGGTAAGATAGAAGTTCGTCTTGATAAATTGGAAGAAAAACAAGAAGAGAGCGAATGGTGGGAATCATCTTGGGGATGTAATCTAACATTACCAGAGATTATGTCTTTAATATTAGACCATTTAGAGATAACTCCCAAATTAGTAGCTAAGAAAAAGGTACAATCGGACTCATAATAGGCTACAAATACATTTCCATAGGAGGTGTCATAACTAGCTAGTAGTAAATTATGTTAAATAAGTGTAAAGAGAAGCGTCATTACATAGTTATAATGATTATGTTGTGACGCTTTTTTATTGAAATATGGTTGTAAATAGGTTGTAGAAATTTCTTATAGTAGGGGGAGGTGAAAAGACTTAGTGAGAATACTAAATTTTTCAGATTTAGATATTATTGATGATGAGGGTAACGTTTTATCCGTTGAAGATAGATTAACAGAAGAAAATAATGTTTTTCGAGAAACTGGTGTTTCTCCTCGGGTTAGCGAGGAAGAAAGGCTGCTTTATCATATTGCATTAAATAAATTAACGCCTAGACAGAGACAGGTTGTCCTTTGTATGGATTATCACGGAATGACCGAGCAGGAAGCTGTCGAAATATTTAATATATCACAGCAGGCAGTTAATAAGCATTATAAAGTAGCAATGAAGAAATTAAGAAAGTTTTGTTTAGATAAATAAACAATTGTTTAGATAACTAATCACCATGGGGGGTTATGAAAAAAGGTTAGTCTTGCGATAATCCCTCCTTTCAGGCGTGGGTGTGACCGCCGTTAATTAGCTAATTAAGAAGGGGATATGTGGGAAATAATGGTAATGTTAGTATTGATAAACAATTAGCTCTTTCTAATTTATTTTATTTTAATAAATATATTCTTGATTATCTGCAAATGGAAATTACTCCCCATCAAGAATTATGTGACTTTATACAATACTGGGGTAATAAGAAAAGAAAACTTATATTATTACCCAGGGGTTCATATAAATCCTCAATGGCATCAGTTGGATACCCCCTGTGGCTTATGGTTCAACCAGAGAACTCTCCCTATACCCTGCCATCATTGAGGGAAAGGTGTTCTTGTAATTTCTTTATCGCTTCCTCTCTATTCTTCGCCCAGATATGATACGAGCCAATTTGAAAGTGTTTTTCTTTTATCTTTCTCATTATCTTCTCCTTTATTCTTTATTTTATTGCACCATTATTATAGCAGATTATTATATTTTGTCAAGGCATAACACCGAATTGATAGTTTAGCACAATAATTGAGTACTAAGTACTTATAAGTTCTTATTATAGTTCTTATAAGTACTAGTACTAATAAATAATAGGAGTTATATAATATGGTTATTAGTAATAAGGATAAGATTGTTAAGAGAAGGAAAGAAAATAAAACAATATAGGTCACTATTAGATCCGAATGGTGGAATTTTAATTATCATCGGAACTAGAAATGGGTGGAAGATTAAGTCCAACTACCATTCATACTTTATCAACATTATCAGCTTAATAATGAGTATAATCGCTATAATCTCTTATCTATCAGTATTACAATGAATTACAAGCTAAATTGACCAATCATTCTTAGTTCTTTGATAACTAATGAAGATATAAGCATAGAAAGGAACACAGGGGATTTGGTTCTGATAATAATTATTATGTAACCCAAATAAGATAATGTTATGATAGGGGTTGAAGCTATGAAACCTACACTGTGTATAAGTTATAGCGAGGGGGTGAGCTGGGATCAAAAGCCCCCCAAGCCTCTATATATATGTTATTACCTCACCTCTATATTTCATATCATTTTTCTTATCTTCGTCAACGCTTTATTCATCAGCACTACAGCTATTTCACATTCTGACAGCTTTATTTAAGGATTATGTCCTCCAAAATATCCAAAGTGGAGAGGTTTACCCTAAATTATGCCAAATAAGACCATAAAGTGGGGAATGACATTTAATTTAAAAGGAAAGAAATGGCAATAAAATTCTGTGATAGATTGAGTGTGTCAGTATACGCAGTTATGCTGTGGAGGTTCGTTGGCTTGCCGCAAACAAAGGTAGCCAAGAAACTTTCATCTTCTCTCCGCTGGATAGCACAGATTATCGCAGAAGAGAAATACAAAAATGAATATGATAATCTCAGGAAAGTAATAGCTGAGAGTTACCTGGAAGATATTGTCAAAGAGAATCCAGAAGAGAACTTAGTTAAGTGGTATCCTGCGCTCCTTGAAAGAATGCACGGTATAGCCACGGGAAAATCTTCAGCCAGACAAAATGAAATAAGAGCTATAAAAGAGTTAATGGATTTAGCTAATCAATATAAAGAAAAAATGGGACCAACCCAGAAGATAGAAAGGCCGTTAATGTCTGATGCAAAAGCAACAGAACTTCATAGAGACATGAAATGCCTTATACCATTACATGTAAAACTAATGAGAAAATTAAATGACTGTGGCAGGAAAAATTGTCAACAATTACCCAAGATTTTAGAAAGCTCGTAGAAAATGACCTTTATTTATTTAGTAAGTATGTGCTGGAATGTAATCGAGATTCCTATTTAAATTTAGACTTTCATTATCCAGTATCGCTCTTTCTCACAATAGAGACATTAAAAAGAAAACAATACGAGGCTCCCAGGGGATTCTTAAAAACAACATTAGCCGTTGAAGACAAAGCGATTTGGCATGCGGTAAAGAACCCTGATTATGAAAGAATACTTTTTCGCTCATCAGTTCTTCCCAGTGCTAAAAAAACCCTGCATAGTGTCAAGGCGTACTTTGAGGACTCCGAAATGCTTCAAGTTGTTTTTTCTGAAACCATTCCCCCATTTGATAAAACTCATCGTTGGTCTGATACTCTGGCTGAAATTAAACGTAAGATTGCCTGGCCGGAAGGGACATTCACAGCAGCGGGATTAGGAACAACTCTTCCTCGTCAGCACTTTACCCGTTATTTTGAGGATGACCTGCTCATTCCCAAAAAGGATGATTTAACGGGAGACCAAATGGTTCCCTCTCGCTCAGATGTAGAAAAAGCGATAGGTGAACATAAATTAGCTGAACCGCTCCTGGTCAATCCATCAGAAAATGAAATATGTAATGTGCAAAACCGTTGGAGTGAATGGGACCTGATCAGACACATTATGGACAACGAACCCTGGTTTCTCCGTTATCGGAAAGCATCTGTAATTGAACCAGACAAATGGCCTGATTCTGAGGCTACTTATTCTTCTCGATTTCCTATCAATACGCTTAAACAAATTGAAACAAGGGCCGGTTCTTATGTGTTCTCCACTCAGTATCTTGGCAAACCATACGATATTACCAAGATGTCCTTCAAGCTCGAGTGGATTAATGTGTATAAAGAAGCACCTAAAGGTCTTAATATTTATATTGTTACCGATGCCTCGTTAGGTCAGACTAAATATGCGGACTTCTCAGTGGCTATGGTGGTAGGAATTAGTCCAGATAGAGCATTATACGTTCTGGATTATGTCAGAAAACATCTTGATCCGACAGATTTTATAAATGAGATTCGTGCTCTTAATCATCTTTGGAAGCCACTATCTATCGGAGTTGAAAACTTTGCACTGGACAAAACAATCGGTCATTTTTTAGCCCAACATGCAGAGTTAAATATTGTTCCGGTTAAGCGCAATAAGGGTGAAAACAAGGATTTACATATACGCTCTTTAATACCAGTCTGCCGAGATGGGAAATTATTTATTAGAGATGATATGCACGAATTGCGTTCTGAAATTGTTGAGTACCCATCGGGCAAGCATGATGATTTAGTAGATGCTTTAGCTGATGTTTTGAAGATAGCTTCATATCCAACGGACAAAGAAAAAACAGAAGAGCCAGGAATGTTTAGCTTAGAAGCAATATTAGAGGAATTACATAACAGACAATCAGGTAATTTACCTTTCAATTATCAGTTGAGAGAGGAAATACCAGATGAAGTATTTGAGGAGGTAATCTAAATGGCACGAGGATATAAGAGTTCAGGAGAAAAAACTAGCGACACCGCTATTGTAGCGGTTGCAGCACAATTAGGTGGCATACTAATCATAACCGACGGAACAAATGATGCCACGGTTATTCTTTATGATAATGCTACAGCAGCTTCGGGGACAAAATTATGGGAAGCAAAAGTGCCAGGTTCTGACGAATATGGTGGATGTATGTTTCCCGAACCGGTAGAAGCTATGAATGGTATCTATGCTGATTTAACTGGAACTGGTGCATCTTGCATAGTTTATTACAGGGAGAGATAATATGGGAATCATTAGAGGTGGAATAAGAAGTGACCAGGGAGTATCTACTACAGATAGTCCTACCTTTGCTGGATTAACTGTTCTTGCGAACAATGCAACTGTAAAAATAGAGGATGATAGCGGTAATTATTCAATCTTAAAAACAGGTAATTCACAACTTTGTATTGAAGCTGACCCCGATAACGCTGTTGCGAGTACAGATATAGTGTTCAAGATAGATGGGGCTGAGGTGGGAAGATTTGAACAAGGCAAAGGATTTCAAAGCAAGAGGGGTTTTGCAACAGAGTTATGGGATGTAGCTGGCGGAAATTGGGAAACAGCAGTGGTTAACACAGAATATTACAGTCCAAACCAATGTGGCGGTATCTATGGGACGATTTATAGACAGTATGTTAATGCAGTTTTAACCTCAACCAATCCACGACTTGATACTGGAAGTCGTGTTACAAAAATGGTAGATTATGTTTTCCATAGTAAATATACCGGCAATGACCGTGGTGTGGGTCACGGTAATATGACCGCTTATGGAAGTAGCGATAATCATGCCTATCTTATGTTAAGCGGTGCATCTGGTGGAGGAAACTTATCTCTCGCCCTTACTGGTTATACAGTACTTACTGGTTGGGTTGATTATACAAGATAAAGGGAATTAGCTTTACTACAAGGGAAATTAAATGCCAAAAGATAAATCAGAAATTGCAAAATATAGAAAAGAACTGATAAAAACGTTAACTGAAGATTTAGCTGACTTAAATAAAGTAATACCGCAGTTAGATTTACAACTTAAACAAAATATGGGAGCTAGAACATATATACAATTATTACTTAAAAAATTGAAAGATGAAAAGTGGGAATAATTAGACCGAAGGGTCCACGTTGCAGAAAGCAAGTAACAGGTCAGACTGTGCAATATGATAGTATGGATGATGATGGTCAACTTCAGGAGGGCTATGCTAGGAAATATGTGGCTCTCTCTACAGGAGATTATGCAGGAACAACTAACATTACTGTAAATGGCAAAACAATAGCTATGGAAAATGCTTGCGTTATTGACCAAAACAGTGGCCTTATGTGGCTGAAAAATACGCCAGATTCGGACATTGGGGTAGGGAATGACGGACTGCTCTATTGGATTGATGCTGTAAATAATGAGGATATTTTTACTTTTTGTGATGCAGCGAATGCAGCGGGGCTGGCAGGTCATTCTGATTGGCGAGTGCCGAATGTATTTGAGCTTTTCTCACTTATTGTTGAGGATGCTGGGATTCCTGCTCCTTACATAAATACCACTTATTTTCAGTGCGTTAGCACCACCTATTGGGCATCAACTACCGCTCCCGATAACCCTGTCTATGCTCTGTACGTGGGCTTCAATTACGGCGACATATACAAGGACCGTAAGACTACTTTGTTGTGCTACGTGCGTCTAGTGAGGGGAGGCTAATATGATTGATTTAGAAAGATTAGTGGAAGATATAGAAAATGCCTCGTGGATTTGACAACTGTGTTAAAAAAGGTGGAAGAGTTAGAACCATAAAACCAAAAGGTAAGGATTCTTCTGTATATATGCACGTATGTTACTTAAACGGGAAATCTTATTCTGGTTACATTAAGCACGCTAGCGCAAAGACGCTAGCCAAGCACTTAGGGAAGAAATAAATGCCAAGAACACTAGAATTGGAAGAACGTAAAGAAAGTATAAAGGATGGAATTAAGTTTCAAATAAAATATGGGGAAAGTAAAATATGGAATAAATATTACAAATTTTACCGTGGTCAATTCAAAGAGGGCATTATACCTGCTAATTTATTTTTCCCTCTTTCTCGCTCTTTGATACCGAGAGTTTATTTCAGAGACCCGAAGGTTACCGTAACAGCAACTAAGCCAGGCTATGAAATTCAGGCAAAGGTAGTAGAGGTAATAGACAACTGGATTATAAGAGAAATCGGTATAAAGAATCAATTAAAACTTATGATACAGGATGCCTTTTTTTATGGTTCGGGTCCTGGAATACATGGTTTTGATTCTGAGTGGGGTTTTTCGCAACTCCAGATGTTTACCAAGAATTTTTATGAAGAGCAAGGCGTTGAGTTTGAGGAACAGGATACTGCTCATCAGGATGCCAAAATTAAAAGTGGAATGCCCTGGTTTCTCAGAATCCAGCCAGATGATTTTATTGTCCCCTGGGGCACAGTAAACATAGATACAGCCCCTTGGTTTGCTTATAGGGTATATAGACCCCTTGAAGATGTAAAGAAAGACCCCAATTATGAGAATAAAAAAGGATTGAAAGCAAGTCATTCTCAGAAGGTTGATCCAGATCAGCAATCAGGGAAAGAAATGGAGGAGGAGGGCGATACAGAAGCATTGGGAATAGAGGATCAAGACTATGTAGAATTATGGACAATCCACGATGCTAGAGAAAAAAAAGTTATGGTTCTAGCTCCTAATCACGATAAATGGTTAAGGCACGATGACGATGACCTTCAGATAGAGGGACTCCCTGTTCAGGTTCTACAATTCAATCCTGATGGCAGGCAATTCTGGGCTATACCAGAAGCGAAAATAATTATGCCGCAGCAATTAGAGTTGAATGAAATAAGAACTCAACAAATGAAGCATAGAAGGATAACCCTACTAAAGATATTGTATAACAAAGGGAAAATTGATAAGGCTGCTTTAGATAGACTTCTCAACGAAGATGTAGGTGCGGCAGTGGCGGTTAATGGAAATCCCAATGATTCTGTTATGGCTATGAAGAATGAAATGCCACAATCTTTATCTCAGGATGCGCAAGAAGTAAGGGGCGATGTGAGGGAATCGGTTGGATTCTCCAGGCTTGAATTGGCTGGTGATGCCGAACCACCCAGAAAAACCAAATATGAAGTCCAGGCAAGAAGGCAGGCTCATTCAATTAGAATAGATGAAAGAAGGGATATAGTAGCCGACCTCCTTACTAATGTTATACGCAAGATTAATCAGATGATTTTCTCCTGGTGGACAGTTGAAAGGGTGGCCCCAATTGTAGGAGAAGATTTGGCTACCCACTGGGTTTCTTATACGGGTCCAGAAATCAGGGGAGAATATAATTATAAGGTTGATCCAGAATCGGGAACTCCATTTACAGAAGAAGTAAGGCGAGGAGATGCTAGTGCTTTATATGACATGTTTAAAGGTGATCCCGATATTAACCAGATTGAATTAAAAAAACATATTTTGGCTCAATTTAGAGGTATAAACCCAGAGAAATTTATTGTTGAACAACAAATGATGCCTGGTATGCCACCTCAAAGCGGTATGCCAATACCCTTAGGGCAAGCAATACAAAGAGGCAGGATTGCACCACAAATGCAACCCCCAGCACCGAGAAAATAGATGCAAAAAATAGGGATTATAAAAAGTGGTGAGTATATCAAGTTACCTAATACTATAAAGCCCAAGAAGCGAATCGGCAATTTTAGTTTTCATAGGTTTCCCGAAGGATTATGGAGGGAAATGTCTTATAAGGGAGAGAATGTCTCATCTAAAAAAGCATTGAAAGAAGAATGTTATAAGCGAGGAATGATAAGCGAATATTACGATATATATCCAAGGAGTTCAGGCTATGAACAAGAGCGAGAAGAGGCCAGTAGGAAGACCAAAGAAAAAGAAGGAAAGACCTAAGAAGCCAGTAAAAGCGATAATTATTGATTTTGGCGGAATCGTACCTAAAGCAAGATTTATTAATACGACTGATACATTTTTTCGAGGCTCTGACCTCGATAAGGCTTATAAAGCAATGAGAAAGGGTTTGATGCAATATAAAAAGAAAATGAGATTAAAATTAGAAGGAGAACAAAATGGCTGATGAAGTAGTTAATAGCGAAGAGAGTCAAACAGCTGGTGGCGATGAAACTAGCACAGAAGAAGTAGCAGAACCAAAAGAGGAGAAGGTCGAAATCAGCAAGACCGAATTGGATGCTCTTAAAAGTGCTGATGGGAAAAAAGGCGAGGAAATAGATAACCTTAAAAGGACTATCTATTCCGAAGATTATCTTAACTTTCTACAGAAGAAAGGGACAGCACAAACTCCACCAGCGGAAGAGAATTTAGAGTTTATGTCACAGAAAGACTTGCATCAGAAGATTATGCAAACTGTAGATAGTAAATTAAAGAATCTTTATTTAGCCCAAGCAGCACAAAATCAGGAAAAAACTGTTATCCAACAGATAACAGATGCTCAAGGAAAATACACTGATTACGATGTTATGCGTCCTGCTATGAAGAAAATAGCGGAAAGAGTAGGTGGCAATTTAACTGCCGATGACGCTTATCGATTAGCAAAACAAGAGGCAGGACAGCCACTACAATTAAAAAAAGTAACGACAGTATTACCAAAAACAACCGAAAAACCTGGTGTTGCTTCTGCAACAACGAAGAAAACTGAGTTTTCGGAAGAGGAAGCAGTGGAGGAAGCAGCAAGAGTTTCGGGACTCGATAAGTTCTTAGCTGAACGGCAAAAATAGGTTTTTCGATAATGGAGGAAAATTAAATGGGTTTACCAAGTGTAACTACAACCTTTGATAATTTGTATACCTCGACAAATAATATTGTCAGGAAAAAGGCAGAGGATGTTTTTTTCAAGTCGAGGGCTTTGTGGCAGCAAATTGCTAAAAGAGGAAATACAAGGTCTGAAACTCCAATAGGAACATATATTGGTATTCCGTTGGAGTATGCGGACAACGAAACCGTTACTGCAATCGGTAAGGGTGGAACGGTAAGTCTTGCCGATACCGAATTCCTGACAGAAGCAAAATTTGACTGGAAATATATTGTTGGGAATATCACTCGGTATTACCAGGACGAAAAACAGAACAGAGGACGTGCTCAAATTCTGAATCTAGTTAGTGCTAAACTCAAGAATTGCCGTAAAAGTATAGAGAAAAAACTTAATACTGATGCTTTTGGAGACGGCACTGGTAATAGTGGGATGACTATTGGCGGACTGAATGAGTATATAGTAGAGGCTCCTGCCACTGGAACAGTAGCTAATATCAACAGAGCTTCATACGACTGGTGGAGAAATCAGTATTTAGACCTCTCGGCAAAAGAGATAAGTGTTTATCTGGTTGATTATATGAGAACTCTATTCAACGATTGTTCGGTTGGAGCTGGTGTGGACTCTCCTAACTTTATCATAACCGATCAGGGTAGTTATGAGGATTATATGGGAGAAGCTGATGAGATACATAGATTGGTTAATAAAGACCTTTACGATGCTGGTTTTCCTAATGTGGAATTTATGGGTCAACCCTTAACCTGGGATGCTGCTTGTAAGGAAAACTCTATGTATTTCCTCAATCTGGATTATACACAAGTGATAACCGATACGGTTAATTTTGAGATGACTGAGTGGAAATCGCTTCCGAATCAACCTGGTGACAGGGTAGCACAGATGATATTTGCTGGAAATTTCATTATTTCCAATATGGCAAGACAGGGAGTATTGTTTGATATAGGAGAAGCAACATAATAAGTAAACCTTCTGGGGTCTCCACGCTTGGAGGCCCGCTGAGGTAAGCCAAAAATACCAAATGGAGGTAATAAAATGGCTGAAGTAGAAGTAATTGGAGCAGTAAGGGGTTTTGTATCCCCTGGAGCTATTGTTCCTCCAAAACAAGGGATTTATGAATCAAGCGATGTGGCAAGAACTCGCTTGGGGACAAGATTGCAAGTTGGACCGAGAATATTCTACTATGCAAAATACGCAGCAGATGTGGCTGTTGGAGAGTTGGTGGGTGTTGATACTTCCGTAGGTGATGTGGTGGATACTGATGATGTCATTGTCTGCGATGGGAATTACACCGCACCTATAGGAGCTACTAAAATAGAGATTCTTCTGTCTGGTAGAACAAAAGACGCACATGCAGGTGGATTTTTCCATATAACTGGTAATACTGGCGTAGGCTATACCTACGGAATCAAAGGAAACAGTGCTACTGGTGAGAAAATAAACTCCACAGACCTTGCTCTCGATGCAGCTACCTCGTTCATACTTGAGCTTTACGACCCATTAGTATTAGCTCTCGCTAACGATACAACTGATTTCGCAATCACAGGAAGTCCCTTTAATCATTTAAGGGAATGTCCTTCTTCGGCAGCAGTCGATGATTGTCCTACGGGAGTTTGTCCGATTCCTTTCGATATATCCATAGCTCCTTATGGATGGGTTCAAACTTGGGGACCAGCTAATGTTCTCCAAGACGGTGCAGCGGCTACAACCAAGGGACAGCCCGCAGCCGTAAGTGATGGCGATGCAGGAGCAGTTCAACTTGCTAATGCTTACACGGAACATATCGTTGGTTACGGGATGGAAGACGGTGATACTAGTGGACACGCTCCAGTATTTTTGCAGTTAATACCGTAACAAGAAAAATAACGGGCGGGAAAACGGTGTCTCAACGGCACCGCCCGCCTCCAATAATGGAGGAAAATTAAATGGCAGCAACACTTACTTATGACACAGTAAGATCAGAAAGAATTTCAAGGAATTTATGTATTTTAACTGGAAAAGTAACCTTTGATAATAGTTATCTAGCGGGAGGAGAAAGCATCTCTGGGATTTCTAATTATTTCAAGGGAACTGTATCTGGTGAGTTAGTAGTAAATTTTGAGCAACATCAAGGTTATAACTTTGAGTGGGATAGAACAAATAATAAGGTAAAAGTATTTGGGCCTGCTCCTCCAATAGTGTGGGAGGAATTGGTTGACTGTAGTTCAGACCTTGCTTATCTTGCATATCCAGCAGCGTATATCATCTATGTAGCATCAGCGAACACAGCTCATAAGGTGATACATGGGTCGCTTACTCCTGCAGCTGGTCAAGTAGCAGTTGATATGGGTGATACCGCAGGAGTATTTACTCGTGGGAAGCGTTGTTCTTTAACTTTTCCTAGTGGAGAGGGAGCTGCGAGTACATACATCACTTATATAACTCAAGCATGGAAAGATGTCGTTGACAATATTGTAAATGCTAAGTTGACTGCTGGTGCTAGAGTGTATGGGCATGCTAGTTTGGCACTTACTGCCTCGACTCCCGATAGTATTGACCTAGGAGAAGCAGCCATTGCTATTCAGAGTTACACTTGGGATGATAATGGAACAATCAAGGACTGCGATGCTCTTTACAAAGGAGAGACAGCTGCTACCAAAGAAGTTACTATTGATTTCGCAAATGCTACCAATACGACTCTTGAAGTGCTTCAGACTGATACTCAGGATGCAACCACAGACTCCATTTATATCACTTATATCAAGAAGCCTAGCTCTGGTATGCTGTCTGATAACTTTATAGAGGAAGATGACTTGACTCCATCTACTGATGTTGTGACTGTTTCATCTGGTGCTGACCTCTCAAACATGCTTCTCTTTGGAACCTGTGGTGGACTTCCAGGACCAACAACTAAATACACTGATTTGCTCAGAGCTGGAGCAACATTAGGTACTACAGTTACAAACGTCAATATGACTACGAACCTCTTTGTTTCCAATGGAACCTATGCTGCTAATACGCTTACACTTGGGTCAGACCACAATGACGCTAACCATCTGAAACTGTCCTACATCTGGGGAGCAATCCCTGACATTTGGCCTGTTGTTCCTCTTGAAGTTCCTAACGCAACTGACCTTTCACATGTAGTACCTCGATTTATGGCAATTGGATTGAAATAAGAATAATTACAAGGGGGTGGCATTGGTCACCCCCATATGGATATAAATATGCCTGATATTAATGAAGCTACCAAAGAAAGAGTCAGGCGAGAGCTAAAAGTAGATTTAGATGAATCTGAGCCTGAGGCAATAGCTTGGGCAGTGAAAAAGGCTAAGGCTAAATATAAGAGGGAATTAAATGGCAATACTGAATAGAGGAACAATCGTAACTGAAGTAGAGAACGTTATAGATAGAAGTGATTTAACTACTCAGATTCAAACTTATGTTGATTGGGCACAGAAAAGAATCACCAGAGCACATCCCTGGCAGGAATTATATAATTTTGATAAGACTTCCCTCGATACTGTAACTGATACCGAAACTGTATCTATAAGCTCGATGACCCCTAGTGTTCGAGTTATACTTTCTCTTATATTAGAAGATGGAGCTAGTTCGCGAAAATTAGTTAAAGTTTTGCCTCGCCACTGGGATAAAATTCTATCAGACCCTTCGCAATATGCTAGTGCAAGGTCTAGTTGGTACACAAAAAAAGGAAGCAGCCTTTATCTTCATCCTATCCCGGGTGCTGTTTATGATTTATGGATTAGCTTCTTAGCCTGGCCTGCCCTATTAACTGCTGATGGTGATATTCCCGACCTTACTGATAAGGATGACCTAATCGTAACGGCTACTGCTTTAGAGGCAGCTTATGCAGTAGGAGACGATGCAGATATAAAGATGTGGGAAGCTAGATATAAACGATTATTAGGTGAGGCAATAATGTCTGATATGGAGGACCCTGACTGGAGCCCAGTCGCACGTGGTTTTGACTCAGGAGGGGGAGCTTACAATATCGGTGAATATTGGGCAAATCCTTTTGTTAATGAAGTAAGTTAATGGTTAAAACCAAAATTATAATTATTAATAAAATAAAGGGTTCGAAACAAAAAAGTAATGGCGAATGGATTGATATTATCCGTCTTAAATTTACCGTACCTAAGTTTGCTTATAAAAGTGAAATTCAAATTATAAAAGATGAATATACTCTACAGGAAGCTAAGAAGAGAATAAAAGTAAAACTAAAGAAACATTTCAGGAATACGTTTATACCCATTGAGTATGAGGAGGTAATATAATATGGTATGGCAAGTCGATAAACCTGCGGGCACTGATGCTTTAAAAAATTCTGATGATGATTTAAGGGCTAATAATGTTGAGATAGAATTAAGGAGATTAGATAATTTATTAGATAATAGTTCATTTGAATATAGGAGTGCTGGTACTTCAGCTGTGCCAGACGGATGGTCGTTAGAGGGAACACCAACGGTTGCTTACGATACGGTAGATGTTGGTTATGGTAATTATGCTCTGAAATTGACTGGTAGTGGAGCTTCAAATGAGGGTATAAATCAAACATTAACCAACCTAAAGGTATCAACGAAATATCAAGTGTTTTGGAGAACAAAGGTCACGGCAGGAGATACCTCATCTCTCATTACGACGGGGGCTACCACTAATATTGATACTGACTCTACTTCAGCATCTTGGGAAACTAAGATTGGTGAGTTTGTTACTGATAGTTCTGCTACTGACGTTGTCTTGAAACTGGTTGCGGCAATTTCTACTGATGTGGCTTATTTTTGTGGGATAACCGTTGTTGAGGGTGATATACCTCCATCCAATTTTATCAGACGTATAGACGAAAGAAATTATGGTATAAAAATTGGAAGCGTTCCATACTTCTTGGTTCGACCCACATCTGACCAAACTAACATTGCTACTGGTTCAGCAATAACGGTAGTTTGGGGTACAGAGACAGCGGACATTGGTGGTAATTTTGCCTCCAACGCATTTACGGCTCCAGTAACAGGTAAGTATCATTTTGACATAAGCCTCGAACTAGGAGAATTGGATAGTGCTGCATCTACTTACGGAGTAGCATTAATCACCACTGGTGGAACATTCCAGAAGGTTATGAATCCCAAGTTGTCTGCTGATGCTAGGTGGAACATCGCATTAAGTATAACAGTACCAATGACAGCAACAAATACAGCCCATGTTACCATCACTCAAATCAGCGGAACACAACAAACAGATGTAGATACCGATAGTTATTTTAGTGGAATATTAGTAGGATAATAAATGGCTAAATTAAAAATAAGACCGATACCCGTTCCACGCAAAGGGCTTGATTATACCAAAGCAGGTTGGGAGCTTCAGCCAGGATTTTGTCCCAATGCTGAGAATATGTGGTATCATCGTGGTTCTTTTAAAAAAGTAACTGGTTATGTTAATTTTGGTTCAGGCTTACCATTTACGGGAGAAATAGTATTAGCTGGTGCAGAATTTGAAACCTTTGCTGGCAATAACTATCTATTAGCCATTACTGATTCTGATATTTATAAATATGAAACCTCTAACACTACGTGGACATCATTATCTGGCTCATATTCAGGTGATGTAGATTTACCCATCTCCTTCACCGAGATGAATGATAAATTTATCTTCACTAATAATGTGGATAATATACAGAAATGGACGGGTACGGGAAACGTAACTGATTTGGCTAACGCTACCGATTATAAATGTAAAGTGGTCAGACAATTTTATAATCATTTATTTTTGCTCAATACTACAGAAAGTGGTACGGCAGTTCCCCAAAGAGTCAGATGGTCAGATGTGGGAGATCCAGAGGATTGGACAACTGGTGATGCTGGTTCTAATGACTTAGTAGATACCCCTGGTTGGATAATGGGTGCAGATTTGTTGGGCGACCATCTAGTTATTTATAAAGAAGATTCTATTATTTTATGTGACTGGATAGGGGGAACATCTATATATTCTTTTGTTACTAAAGTAACGGGAACTGGATTATACGCACAGAATACTTTAGTTAATGTCAAAGATAGACATTTCTTTTTGGGTACTGATAATGTTTATACCTACGATGGCTCTAATGTATCATCTTCCATAGGGGATAATATTAGAGATGAGTTATTTTCTACTATAGATGCTCAATATAAAGATAGGTGTTTTGCTTTCAAATTAGACCAATACCATCAATATTGGTTATGTATTCCTACGAGTTCAGCTTATCCAGATATGGCCTGGGTTTATAATTGGAAAGATAAAAGCTGGTTTAAACGTCCTCTTCCTGCTACAGCGGCTGTTCTTTGGAAAGAGCAAACCCTGACTAACTGGGATTCCATTGATGCAACCTGGGATTCTCTCTCTATTTCCTGGGATGATAAAAATTTTAGTGAGGTATATTCAGCATTATTTTTAGGTACTAGCGATGGTTATATCAATAAATATGATTTTGCTTCAACCAATGATGACGGTTCAGCTATAGATGGCTTCTTTGAAACACCAGATTATTTCAAAACAGAGGGTCAAGAAGAGAGAGATAGGTCAGTTACACCTCTATGGCTCAGATGGTTGGGATTAAAGTTTTATGCCAAGGGAGATGGGGTAACTCTTCATTATTCTACAGATGAAGGAACAACCTGGACAAGTATTGGCACTACGACGCTAACCTCATCTTTTGCAGAATATACGGTAGATTTAAGCACCTCTGCTGACAGATTACGTTTTAGATTCCGCAATAATACCACTAGCGAAACATTTGAAATACAATCTAAATATGACTTAATGTATCAAGAGAAGGTACAATGAGAATATTAACACCACGTTCTATTTCCTGGCCTCAAATACCAGAAGATATGCCTGATGAATGGAAACAGTTTTTAACTAAATTAAAACTACAATTAGATGATTTTGTAAAAGATGTTTATAATGATTTAGCCAGTGGGAATAGCACATTTAAGATAGATTCATCTGCTCCCACAGTGAGTGAATTAAATGAGGGAGAATTTTTTCTGTACGATGACAATGTGAGTGTTCGTCGAGTTTACACGAGAATAAATGGCTCATTGCGCTACATATCGTTTACATAATTGGAGGATAAAATGGCAGAGAATAAAAATTGGTTTGATAGTGCATGGGAATGGCTTTTTGGTGCACCTGGAAGTGTTGAAACGATTCCCAGTCTCGACCCTAATCAGCAACGAATATCTGGACAATTAGGTGGTCAGCTTTCTCGAAAATTGGGGTATGGAGGAGTCGGTGGTGGGCAACAAGCCACTACTCTAAAATCAGGAGATGTAATGAGGGCTTTTATGCAGGGTGGTGGAGCAGTAAAACAACTGGCTAGTAATCAACTCAATCCTAGCAATGGACTCTCTCAAGCTCTTGGTGGAGGACAAAGTGCTTTTTCTAGCTTAGAGCCAATTGTAGAAAATTATTTACAGAGTCTTCTTGGTCAGGGCGTTGGCGGTGGAGGTGATTATAGCGGACTACGAACACCAACTCCTCAATCTATTAGAGGTTATGGCACAATGGGATTAAGAGCAATACAAGCAGGTAATCAAGCAATATTGGGAAGAGAAGGACAGGGATTAACCAGAGAAGGGCAAAGATTGAGCGGAGCAGGACTAGCTCAAAATCTCTGGCGAGAACCGTATGAACTAGCATTACAATATCTCGGCATTCCTATGTTAGCTAGTTATATGAATGAACCCAGCTCTGGTGTTGTGGGTGACCTTCTTGGTATGGGTGCCACAGCTTTAGGCGGTAGGAAATAAGAAACAATTATATAAATATTAAGGAGTAATATTATGGCTACTTTAATACCACCTTATGACACAGTTCTTGGTTCAGAAGAACCAATGTATGGCATACCTGGAACACCTGCATGGCCGGGAACATCCCCATGGGAAGGTGCGGAGAAACTGATTGAACCCGAAACAACACCCCCTGAAACAACACCCCCTTGGGACCCCTGGAATTTTCCTGATATAAGTCAACCATTCCCCTATCAGGATATACCTCGACACGATTGGATGGCTGAAGCAGAAAAACTTAGACAAAATGAATATATACAGGGTATTATGGGGCAATTAGAGCGGGGATTGGGACCTATTCGCTCTACTCTGGGTGAACTTATGAATATGTCACCAGAGGCTTTACAACAGCGTTATCAGGCTACTATAGAGACACCAGCCTTGAGGTATTATCAAGAGCAAACTCTACCTTCTTTAAGACGTGGTTTTGTTGGTCCAGGAACATTCTGGTCTAGTATGAGAGCTGGAGCAGAACAGAGGTCAGGAGAAAGATTGAATGAAGCCCTTATGGGTCAAAGAATGAAAATGGTAGAAGAGGCAAGAGGAAAAGCTCTAACAGCTTCTCAACTTGGTATGCAATTAGAACAGCAAGCCTTTGGTGGAGGAATGTATCCTTGGGAAACAGCATTAAAAGCAGCACCCTTTGGAGTGCAGCAAAGAGGACAAGATTTACAGATGCAACTCGCAGACTTACAGAGAAGAGCAACTCTTGAGCAGATGAGACAAAGAGAAAGAGAGTTATGGGGATATGGTGAATCTTATCCTGGAGTGGGTAGCACACCACCACAAGAGTCATATTGGGGTCATCTATCTGGTACAGGCACAGTATCACCATCGGGAACACCCATTGGTTACGACCCTTTAAAACCCCAACAGACAGAACCTACAAATATTCTAGGCGCAGCCCTATAAGGAGATAAAAAATGCCTCTGCAGCATCTCGGAACTTTACCAGCACGTGAACCTATTACTACTGGTATATATAGAGGTATGGGTGCTGGCCTAACTTTACGTAATCAGCTTCAATCTGAACAAGAGAAAGCATACGAAAGACGACAGCAAGAGATAGCCAAAGAGAAACAAATCCTAACTATTATGTTCAATCGGTATCTGGGTGCTGATGAAGCTGGTAGAGCCGATATAAGGTCTAGTAACCATTGGAATGATGCTATAAATATGGCTCAAAAATATCCTGAATTTGCGGTTATGATAAGGGAAATAAAAGCTGAGACACTAAGAGGGGAAGCGACTGGTAAGATTGGTGCTAATTTAGGAGAACAATTACCACAAGTGCCAATCAGTCCACCTAAAGTTAAAAAGCCTACTTATGATATTATAGGGCCAGCTAAACCAATTTCCGAATATACATTAAAGGAAAAAGAAACACGCTTCCAAAATGATGTCCCAATTGCCGAAGGATATATCCCGCCTATAGAAGAAAAAGTATTAACTCCTGGTCAAACGGCTATGAGTGTAATAACACAAATGGCAACACAAGGTATAGAATTAAGTAATATGCCATCGGAGTTATTGAAAATAGCTGGCGGATATATTCCTCCAGAGGCAGAATTAACCCATACACAGGTTGCTATGAATGAAATAATGGAGCAACTCAGGGCAGGGAAAAAAGCGAGTGAGATTTCTTCTGAACTGTGGAAGGTGGTTGGTGGATATATTGAACCATCCAAGAAAGAGGGATATACTCTCAAGCCCGGTGAAAAACGCTTTGATGCAAGTGGAACTGAAATAGCTTCCGTGCCTGGTGAAAATATCATATTAAAACCAGGGGAATTAATTATAGACAAAGATGGCACGACTATAAAAACTGCTCCTATGAGTGAGTTCCAAAAAGAGACAATAGGGGTTGAAAAAACCAAAGAAGAAAGACTAATTAAAGAGGGAGAAGTAAAAGCCGAAATAGCTTGGGCTGGACTTGGTATTAAAATAAAAGAATTAGCGGCTAAAGTTAATGCTACTGAACAAGCTAATACAATTGATACGCTCAATACCACTATTAGACAACAGGAATCAGCCTCTCTTGATTCTTATCGAGAAGCTCAATCTGCTCAGGGTGCCCAGAGGGTTATTCTTATGAATAAGACACTCGAAGCAGAGATAAATAAGTTCAAGACAACCCATCAGCATAATATCAAACAAGATTTATTCTATAATAATTTAGCTACCAAGGCAGATAATAGAGCAGACCAACAATTAGTATTAACAGAGCGAGTGGCTCTTTGGGATAGAGCTAAAGGCGATGCTCAACTTAGTTTGAATCAACTAAAAGAAAAGCATCAAAATTTATTAGGTTGGGCTGAACTAGCCGACCAACAGGAAAGAACTACACTTCTGCAACAAGCCGCTGATGCTAAATCTATTATGGATAAATACGAAGATGACTTAAAACAAATTGAGATAAAAGCTAATAATGCTAAATTGGCGTTGACTAAAGCACAGACATTGAAGGTTGAGGCGGAAACTGTAAAGATTGAAACTGAACCTACACAGACTAAAAACATCTATAATGACTTGATAACTAAAGCCCTGACTAATGTTGTAAAAACATATGCAAAGGGTTTCTTGGATACATTGGGTCAAGAACAACAAGATAAATATAGCCGAGAAATTATGAGAAGAGCATATCCATTTTTCGTAGCTTCATTACAAACCGAACCTGGTTTATCAAATGAACAAAAAAGTTATTATAATAATATAGCTCAGAAACTTTTAGTAGCTGGAGAATCTGACTTTAGCGTTTCGGGTAAACAAGGGGATTTAACTCCTACGGATGTTGAAGAAATGTGGAGGGATGCTGTTAAGAATTTATTCTCTGGTGGAGAAGATGGAACAAAGGAAATACGTAAAGATGTAAATGATTATATTAGTGAACAGGGAATGAGTGCGACCCGTGAACAAGTTAGGATTTATTTGAAACAAAAAGGATATTCTGATTCGGAAATAAACAAATTCTACGGAGAATAATATGCCAAATAGAGTTGATGAATGGTTGGGACAAACCGAATTAGAACAAATCCCAGATACAGTTAATAATTGGTTAGAACAAACTAAAACTCCCATAATACAAATTGAGGAAGAAGAACCCATCTTAACTCGTACTTATAATTGGTTGTTCCCGCAAGGTATCCAGGACCTACCCAGACAATATGGTGCTGCATTGCAAGCAGGTGGTATGGCAGCAGGAGAAGCGATGACTTTCCTTGCGAGACTTCTGCCTGGTCAAGAGAATTTGCTAGCCTATAAAGACCAATCCTTAGAACGAAAAGCCCTTACAGTAGGTCAAACAGGAGCCACGATAGGCTTGGTTACGATGGGGATTGCTCAAGGTATAAATACAGTAACTGGATTACGTAACTGGTTGCGATTCAAACGTGGTGCTGAAATAGCTAATATGAGCAAAGCTGAGTTATTAAAACAATCCAAATTAAAAGTTAAACATACTATTACTAAACCATTGGTCACAGAACAAGCGAGAAAAGCTAAACACACCTTTGAATTTGTGCCAAAGAAAACAGCAGAAAGTGGAGCTTCTTTTACGGAAATAGCCAAACAATTAAAGCAGAGTTTTGCTCAAGTTAAAATTGTGGAGAAATCAGAAGTTTATGATAGATTATCCCAATCCATATTTACTGCCCTAGAGAAGATTGCACCAGCAAAATTATCAATAACTAGTTCAATAAAGCTTACACCAAAAGCATTATCAGATGCAGCTATCAATATTACCCAGGAAGTGCTTAAATTTTATCCTGTTGAGTTTAGTCCTAAAGCTATACCTGGTATTATTGACCTTGCTTTTGAAAAATTAGCTCCCATTGCTCTTAATCAACTTGTAACATTTGGAGAATATACACCATTACAGGCTACTAAAAATATTCCCAAAGAAGATAAGATTGTAAATGAAATAACAAGGGAGCAGATGGGTAAAGACTTGGCTGAAAAATCATTACAGGGAGAAACATTTACAGCACCAGAAGTTAAGCCAACCGTTACACCAGAAATAGCACCGAAGGCTGATATACCTGCAATGGAAATTGGTAAGGAATTAGCCAGGGAAGCAGTAAAACCAGGTGAACCAGATATAGACATAGGATTAAGCACTAAGGATATAAATCAGGGGAAATTGCCTACTTTCATATCTCCCGATATAGCCGATGCAATGCGCTATGACCAGAAAGAGGCTGAATCTACACTAACAAGAGTAAAAGATTGGTTGGGTAATGCTTTTTATAGGAATTATGCTTTAAGATTCAAGTTAAAAAAAGAAGATACTGATATGTTATTTAGGAATTTCTTCTCCACCAGGGAATTAAGAGAAAAAGATGTACAAAATTGGCTCAAACATACTTTTGGTAATATAGCGAGTGAAGATGCTATTGCACTGCAACTTCATCAACAAATGCCTAAACAGTATCCTATTCCCGACAGATTACGACCAGTTGCAGATAAATTAGCCGCTGTTTATGAGTTTATGGATGGTGTTTTGCGGAGTCATGGTGTGTATAAAGAACCGATGCCTTTATCACTCATTAAGAGAACACAAAAACAAATTGATGCTATCAAAGAAGAATTAACTTATTTAGTGCAACCAGCATCCATAAAGGAGAGAAAAGAACGAATAGGAAAATTAGAACAAACCATAGCTCTCCTAGAGGGAACTCGATATTTGCCTCAAATATGGCGTGGCAGAATTCAGGATTTTGTTATTGAGGAATCAGCCGACCCCATAAAATTAAAACAAGACGTAATGAAACTTATCCCCAGGAGATACCGCAATACTATAAATGCTACATTCAAAGATATATTGGGAAGGAAAATTCCTACCCTGGAAGAAGGGGCTAAGCAAGGACTTATCCCTGAATTGGACGCTAGAACTACTTTAGGGAAATATCTTTTATATGTAGGAGAGGAACTAGCCAAAGTAGAATTAAGTAAAAAACTTATAGCTGATACTGAAGTAGTGTTACCAATAGAACAAGCTCCTGATGATTGGGTCGGAGTAGCGTTGAAAGCATTCAAGGGATACAAGGTTCATCCTGCTCTAGCTGATGCTATAGATGAGGTAGCGGGTATTAGGGGTAAAACTTGGGGGCCGCTAGAGGTTTATTCTAAAATAGCCAGCATAGCTAAAAGATTAAAATTTTATATTCCTACAATTATGGTTATGAATAATATGGAGCAGGCTTATTTAGCTGCTGGAGTTAAGTCTGCTATTGACCCAAAATTATGGAATTGGAGCATTAAGCAAATATTAAGCAATACACCAACCTATCAAGAATTTATAAAAAGAGATTTATTTCCTACTCCACCCGATATAAGACCATCAAGACAATCTCAAGAGAAGATGATAATGATGTGGGTTCGTCATATGGATAAAAATTATCCCAAAGTAGCCAGAGCATTTGAAAAATTAAGTAATGGAGAATTGAACTTTAAGGGTAAGAATCTTGCTCAATCAGGAATATCTACAATCAAGGGTATATACAATATGCTTTGGAATGTTACCTGGACAATGGACAGAATACAGAGAATGAATACTGCTAAGCGTCTAATGGAAAAAGGAATGTTCTTTGATGATGCAGTAGAAAAAGCTAGGTTTTTTCATGTAGATTATGGTGATTTGCCAGCTATGGCAAGAAAAACCTTGAATATGGTGCTTCTTACTCCCACCTATAGAATTGGTATGGCAAAGGTTTATGGAGCAATGTTTACTCATCCCGTAAAATATAAGGGGCCACTATCAAGACTTATTTTAGCTTGGCTGGCTGTAGCAGCGGGAGCTACCGCTGGTGGTTATACTATGAAAGAATTTTATCGTATGACTAAAACAACGGAAAAAGGTGAGGAAGTTATTATTGTTCCCGGGCCCATAGCAGAGTTGCAAAAGTATCTTGGACGAGGGCCTTTTGGGACATATAATCTTCAATCATCGGTTCCTATTTATATGTGGAATGCACTTGGGAAGAATGAGGATTGGAAGGGTGAAAAAATCTGGCAACCTGGTTCCCCTGGTGGTAAAGCAGAGCAAGCAACTCAAATAGCTTATTTTGTTTTAAAGAACGTATTTCCTCCGATGGAAGGGATCGAGATGCTTTCTAACAAACAAGAAAGCCTAAGAAATAGATTATTACGTTTTTTGGCTATAAGTGCTTATACTAGAAAAGACCCAAATATATATAAACATTATAAACTGCAATCCTTAGCTTCTGATGCACGACAATATCTTTTATGGAAATATCCTCCAGATGTTTATCCTGATGGTCCTCCATTGGATGCGATTGACGCTGTTGCAAAACGTGCTGAGGAAAGGGGTGAAAGTCTTATGGAGGGTAAACCATCTATGCTTGATATTGGCGCACAGATACAAAGGGGATTATTATGGGGATTAAATAAATTACGTTAAGGAGTAATAGCGATGAAATTCCAATTTATATCACAATATTCTGATACACTGGGATTAGCTTATAAACTACAAGAAGATGGTCATACTGTATTCTTTTTAAATAATAGCCAGGCCGGTACTGGTTTATTTGAAAAGAAAAAGGCAGAAGCAGATATAAATATCCTTGATGGTACCAATACTTTAATCGGCAACCATCCTAATAAACTAGGGGCAAGCAAGGCTACTAATTTATTACTCACTTCTACAGATTATGCTAAAACTGTCCTTACAAGCATAGATTTACCCCTCCTGGATAAGTCTATCTTCACCAGAGAGGGTATTTATTCTGTTAATAATAACCCTACTATTCTTTCAACCGATATTGAAATAGTTATCGAGGCTTATTTTAATGGAGAACAATTTCTTAAACCACCTTACATTATCTTAAATTGTTTCTTGAAGAAAATAGCGCCAGAAGCAAGACTATATAAAGAATCTTTATTGAAGCTACAAGAGCCACTAAGAGCAATGGATTATAAGGGGCCGATTGCTTTAAGGCTTATTGTTAATAAAGAACGTTGGCAAGTTATTCACTTTGAAAGAAGGTTTAGATACAGCTTGTTTGAAACACTAAAGAAAAAGCTCGCACAATTCTTTTCAGAGCTAAATTCATCTTCTATAAAATCATTAAATTTTTCTTCTGATTGGCTTATTGAATTGCCAGTTAATACGCTAGCAATAAAAGACATTCCAATAGAGGGAATAATAAAAGAGAACAAAAGGCATATTTGGTTTAGAGACGTTTATCAAAAGGAAAATAATTTATTATCTGCTGGTCAGGATGGCTCTATATTATTTATCACCAGTTATGGCAAAACTCCTAATGAAGCAAAAAGGAGAGCCTACAGAACCTTTTCTAATTTAACAATTCCATATTCAAGAGTGCTTTATATAGACGATAAAAAAATTGAGCAAGATTATAAGTCACTATGTGAATGGGAATGGATATAATTATCAAATAAAAGGAACTAAATAAGGAGAGGATAGGGAAATGGATACAGAAGAAAGAGATTGGATAATAGAAATTAAAAATGATGTGAAATGGTTAAAGAAGGGCTTTTCTAATCACTTGAGCCACCACAGATTTTATAGTATAGCTTTTATATCAGTAATCGGTGGAGCAATAATAGCATTTCTATTGAAATAATTATTACGATGATAAAGTGTGAACGCCTATATATAGATTATATCTGTATTATAGGCGTTTGACATTATAAATAGTTGTGGTATAATGGGGCTGAATGATTCGATTGATAGAAATATCAAGACTCGCCTTTGAAGGCGACAGCTCCACCAAAATATCAGGCGGACTTCTTGTATTACTTCAAGTACTAAGAACTAAAGAACTTAAGAATTAAGAAAGAATTATATTTAAGAGTACTTAAATATAACAAGAAAGAAAAATAAATGAACCCACAAGAATGTTCTCGCTATATTAAATGTTCTGCTTCAATATGTCCGTTAGATGATAAAATGGAATTTCGGACATTCTACGAAGAAGACCCTATATGTAAAATAAAACCAAAAGAACTACAAGGGATACTTGGTAAAAAATTGGAAAAGCAATACAAGAAATATGTTAAAACAAATCTAGATAGGGGTGCGACATTTGTTCCGTGGAAAGAGGTCGCAAAAAAGTTATGCTTATAATGCGAGTTTCAAGGGGCACTTTGACGAAGCACCAATTATATATAATATGGTTCACATAAGGGAATAATATGAATTATAATGGAACTACAATAATTAATAAAAATGATTATCAAAATTATGACTCCAGTAATGAATTCAAATACTGGGCTCGTAGCAATGGATATATTCCACTGAATGAAGCAAAGAAAATGTTAAGAAATATAATGTGGAAGAGGATAAGAAATGATTTTATCTTTTGTGGTATTGTCGCTGTGACTTTTTTTATTTTAAGAATAATTCTTTAAGGAGATAATATGAAGTTAATAAAGTGTGCAGAACATAAAGAGATATTCGAGCTAGAGAATAATATTAAACGATGGGTCGAGAATTGGAATACATTCGTTTATCTACATTATGATATAAATAATGTAGAGATTATCTCATTTAATGAACTGAAATCATATAAGGTAGGTGATACTTTGAAAGTTACAACTGTAACAAAGATTATAAAAGGAAAAGCCCCGAAAGAACTGTTTTATCCAGATAAGCCAGAAGTACCAGTTAGAAAAATGACTGTATTGGGTACTGTGTTGAATGGTTGTGAACACGTGGCTGCTGATATAGGATGTACTCATATAATTGGTAATGGTTATGGTTGGGGTGATTATGATTTATTTGAAGAATTAGGTGGCAAATCAATTATTAACTTAAAGCCTTATGATGCTTCAGCACCAACTAAAGAATTTATAAAAAAACGAATGGATAAGTGGATAAATAGAAGGGGATGCGGAGGTTGGTGGTGTGATGATGGTATTAGGGGAGAAGAACCTGATGGACAACCCTGGACGAAAGAGCACGCAGAGGAACAGTTGGGATGGAGACGATGGCTATACAAAATAGTCAGAGATAAAGATCCTGATAGTATAAATCATCCAGTAGTTGAGCAATTTAATATGACTGAGCAGGGAGTAGTAGCAGGTGCTTGGAGGTCGGGTTGGAAAGGACAATATTCTGAAAATCCAATGACTTGTGATGTTAATTTATGGACTTGTTATACAGCGGGTGAAGGAACTGCTGATGCAATGTATCAAAGCCAATCAAAATGGTATGATGTTTTTCCTGATAAATATATGAAGAAGGTTCAGTTAATTCCTCAAATATCAGTAGAGCATTATTGGGAACATAGTGGGGATAATTCAATAGCAGCAGCATATAGAAACTGGAAGAAGATAATGTCTAATCACGGATTACAAATTGGTGGGATGGCTTATTATAGTTGGTTATTGATTAGAGTAAATGAAGATGCACAAAACGCAATTAAAGAAGTGAATAAGGAGATAATAAAGGAGGTGATATAGATGGCAATTAAAGTATATGCAGAAGCAGGTAAATTGGATGCTAATAGCATCGGTATAACATTAGATGTTGATGGTATCAAGAATGTTGATGATGTGTTAAAAGTAGTGCAAGCCAGATTATCAAAGAATAATCAGGTAACACTATGGGATGTTATAGTAATTATATTTGCAATCAATAGAGAAAATAAAAAGGAGAGAAATAAATGAATAATAACGAAAACCCTTGGTGGTTGCCTCCAGGAAGCATTAGAGCTGCTTTAGCTGTTATGGTTATAGGTAGTCTCTGTTATGCTTTTCTAAAAGCAATAGAAGTACCAGACAGACTCTGGGATTTAGGCTTATTGGTACTTGGTGCTTACTTCGTTCAAAAGGTTATAGCAACACTCAAGAAATAAACCTGACAATGGAAAAAAGATGTCAACAAAAGAATCCATAAACGACTTTCAAATATCAAGGAACTTTAATCTACGAGAATTTATTTCTCCCGATAATGATGAAGTTAAAATAGATTATCGTTTGGTAGTAATATGTGAACGATTAAGAAGGGAATTAGATACTCCGATTATCGTTACATCTGGATATAGAACGAAAGCTCATAATAAAAGGGTGGGGGGAAGTAAAAACTCATACCACATAGAAGGGCTTGCGGCAGATATGATTGCAAAAGGAGTATCTCTCCGCAAGCTCTTCATAAAAGCAACTAAGATTAAAGGGGTTGGTGGATTAGGTTGGTATCAAGATAGTCATATTCATATTGATTTACGTAAAAATAGAGTATATTGGATAAAATTAAAGAATGAACCCATTAAATATTTTGAACATTTTGTAGGCGCTATAAGTTATTATTCTGCTAAAACGATAGCTAAGATAATATTATGAAATCAATTAAATTATCCGATAATGATTTATCTGAAGTTAAGGAAGGTAATATTATTATTAAAAAAGTTAATGATATGTTAAAGATACAGATAAAGGAATATACTATAGGGGATGAAATAGCTGATGAAACTGAAGAAGATGAATGGATATTTGAAAGAGATGTAAGGGGGAGAACATAATGCCAATGCAAGTACAAAATAGAACCTTCATAGAGAATGATCCTCGTTCTACTGGTATGGTTGGTAAGGTATTAGGAGAGGGTTTCTCTTATGGAGAAAGGGTAGTATTTTATTCTATTCATAATATGATGGGAGAAATTATAGACCCTAAACATATGGCTATAATAGAGAGTTTTAATAAATATCTTAAGGCAGGTAAACTTCAATGGAGACAATGAACTGGTCAGAACATCAAGATATATATACATTTATCGAAGATAATTGGATGGGTTCCAATGATTACACTTTATCATCTATTATAAAAGAATCATATAATATGGAGATAAATCCTGAAACAATTCGCAACCTCAGACGTAAAGAAGGGTGGATAAAGAATGTTTCAACATCTGTTGAAAGTGCTCATAAATTTGAAAAGGTAGTATTCGTTGGCGATTTTCATATTCCATTCCACGATTATAAATTATTTGAGCTATTTATACAGTTCATTAAATACTTTAAGCCCGATAAATGTTATATTATAGGAGACTTATTAGATTGTTATTCAGTAAGCACCTTCAACAAAGACCCCAAAAGAATGGGAAACCTACAAACAGAACTTGATTTAGCTGAAAATATTATAGGTAAAATTTTCAAACTTTGTAGAGATATAACATTCCTAGAGGGTAATCACGAAAATCGCATTACAAGACATCTTAGAAAGAATCCAGAATTATATGGTTTAGACTGTCTTAGTATAGCCTCATTGCTTAGATTAGCTGATAAAGATATAAAATGTCATTCCTATATGAATCCTCCCTTAAAACATCATAAATTTCAAGTAACACACGGTAATATTGTAAGGAAATATTCGGGTTGGAGTGCAAAGGGTGCTTATACTAAATATGCAGGAAATGGAATAATGGGACATTCTCATCGGATTGGAAGTTTTATAACTAGAAATACTCAAGGTACGTGGGGATGGTTTGAGAATGGCTGTATGTGTTTCCTGGAAGCGGAGTATTTAGATTTCACAGATTGGACTCAGGGTTGGAGTGTTGCCTATTTTACTAAAGGAGAGCTTTTCCACCTTGAGCAAGTCCCAATTATTAAACATAAATTCTTATTTAATGGTCGTATGTTCTCCTTATAATCATACCTTATTATCCTACCATTTAATCTATTTTACAAACTCATTTGACAAAATAAATCCTATATGCTATAATAATAAATCAATAAAATTATATAGGAGTTATGTCAATGAAAAAGAAATTTAAGCTCACCAGTAGCCTTATAAACTTCCTTATACACGTTGAAGGATATACATTAGCAGAGATAGGCAGGGTTTTTAATTTGTCTAGGGAGAGAATAAGGCAAATAAAGAATAAGACAACAGAAAAAGATTAAGCACTTGACATTTTCAAAAATGTTGATATACTGTATGTAGTTTATTGAAAATTAGTTCGCTCTGTGGCGTTCTGGTGAACAACTGCTTTGCTAGTAGTTAGAACGGTGGAAGGAGATACTGATACACGATGCCCCCACGACAAGTCAACCATCGGTCTTGTCCGCAGGTTCAAATCCTGCCAGAGCGGGCTAAAGAAAGGAGAATAATATGGATAAGTTTGATGATTGGCGTTATGACTATTGGCCAGGAGAAGAGGAAGAAGAAAAGGAAGAAGAATATCAAAAGAAAATAAAAGAAGAAGAGGAAGAAAGGGAGGGAGAATAATCCAATGACTACCAAAGCATTGCACCCACGTTATCCGCTTAATGGCACAGTAGGTAAATCTAATAATGAGGAACTAACTACTCATCTCTATAATATTAAGGCAACAATAGCTATACGCTGTGCTGATGAAGGTAAAGCTAGACATTTATTTGGTCGTATAACTAATATAGCTCATAAAAAGGGTATTAAACTTGCATACGTTATTGATGAAGTTATAGATATGGGCGAGGTAGCCGATGATTTATATGAAGATTTACATAGATGCTGTGAGATTATGAAGGATAAAAGGAGAACTTAATGACTAAATCATTACAGATTATATTAGAATTTATAAAGCATCTTAAATGGTGTGAAATGTTTATCGGGGGTGTATAATGCGTTCAGAGGAAGAAATACGTCAATACATTAAGGGAATAGAAATCAATCGTGGATTAGCTTTTATAAATGATGAAATGGATATGGTAAAAGAATATGATACACAAATAAATATATTGAAATGGATATTGGAGGAAGGAAAATGAAAGCAGAAGAAGTTGTTTATAAAATGGTTGCACAGGTTATGGATTTAGCAGAAGAATGTAATCGTATGACGAGTAGAATAGAGAGATTAATAGGAGACGTACGTTCTTTATATGATGAATTGATAAGGAGTGAAAAATGAGTCCAGTAATAGAAAATGAGATAGAAGAAGTAGTACCAGAGATAATAAAGTATGATAGACCCGTAATGAGTATCAAGGAAGCAGAGAAAGAGCTTATAGAGCTACAGGTGTTCATCAAGGGACAGATGGAGAAAGATGTTGACTTTGGTATCATTCCTAATTGCAAAAAACCATCATTATGGAAACCAGGAGCAGAGAAATTAGTAAACTTTCACGGGTTAAGCGTGGAGTATAAGGAAAGTCCATCAACCATAAGGGACTGGGATAATAACTTCTTTAATTTTGATTATAAGTGCAAATTAACATCGGGCAGGGGACGAATAATTACGGGAGTGGGTAGTTGTAATAGCAAGGAGCGGAAATATATTACACAAGATGGTTATACGCTGGTGAATACCATACAGAAAATGGCGAAGAAAAGGGCGTTCATAGATGCGGTATTAACAGCAACTAGAGCATCATTCTATTTCACGCAGGATATGGAAGAAGTTAAGGATAATGGGGAAGCAGAGAATAAGGTAGAGGAAGGATTCCCACAGGAAGAGCCACAATCCAAATCAACAGGAAAGAAAACATACCCAGTCTCACCTAATCAACGCAAAGCAATGGAAAAGAATAATATAACCATACCTGATAATTGCTCATATGCACAAGCAAAAAAACTTATAGCTGATAGTATAGCCAAATCCAAAAAGAAACCAGTGCGGGGTGATGGCAAAGAAGCGTTGATAGCTGACCAAGAACCGTCTGGTACTTCACAGGAAGATGGATATTGATATGCGTAGAGACCAAATCGAACTAGATTATGGTTATAGTGAACATAAACCGAATCCATTAGGCTGTACAGTTTGGGTTGATTGCACAGATGATAAGCTAGGCAGAATGGTTATGGATAAAGGTAAGGTGCTAGATGATAAATGGTGGCAAGCTAAAATAAAATATGGTAAACATATTCATAAAAAGAAGATAATGATGTAATAAATTAGCCCGCTCTGTAACGCTCTGAAAAGGTAAGTCGTTAGGAAATATAATCCTAGCAGGGCGGGCTATAAAGGAGATAGGGAATTATGTCTAAGAAGATAGCGGAAATCAGGAACGCCTTGCAAGTGATACAGATTAACTGCCAGCAAGTACCAGGCAACTGGATGTCAAAGGATAGAACGAAGATGACCAAAACTGTTATCGAACAGGTCGAAAGGATTTACAGCCTATTACCGCAAGGAAGTTATAAGGAGCTTATAATATGATAACATTATCAATACCAATGAAGATATTCCCAAAGCCTAGACCACGTATGGGTAAATATGGTAATTTCTATACTCCCAGAGATAAACGAGAAGATAATTTAGAGAGTTATTTTAAGGAGTATATGATAACAAATAAACTAAAACCACTTACCAATAATTTAAGGGTTGATTGTGATTTCTATATGGAAAGTAAATCCCGTTCTGACCTTGATAATTTTATCAAGACAATATTTGATTGTGGTAATGGTATTATATGGAAAGATGATAAACAGATAAAGAGTTGTCTTGCTAGTATATGGGAAAACTGGAAAGAAGATAAAATAATAATAACCATAGAGGAGGTATTTGATGAGTTGGCAACCAATATTAAAACAAAATGAATACCTAGATAAACAATTAACTGTAAAAATAAGAAGAAAATCTTTAACATTATATATACCATCTAAAATAATGAAAAAAATTGGGATAAAATTTAATGGTTATTTCTGCTTACCCCATAGGTGGATTAGTAATATTGAAAGTGAAAATAGGCATAAAATGTTACTTCAATTTTCAAATAAACCAATAGATCACTCCAGGAAAATATTTGGAGGAGCCGTTTCAATACCCAGAATGAAAGTAAAAGAATATTTACCCGAACAAAATAATATAACATTTCATATTCATGCTTTATGTGAAAATGGTAATGTTTTAATAGACTTAAGGGATATAAGGAACTTAGGAGACCTTAATAAAGATAATGGAAATAATGGAGGTGAGGAAGATGGATAATCAAGATATTATAGCAGATTTCGCTGAAATACAAACGGAGTTGGATGATATTAGAGAAGAAATTGGAAAAGTTATGGGAGATGTTGTATATCGTTTAGGAAGTCTTTCAGATATAATAGACAAAGATATTGATAAATTACAAAATAACAAGGCTAAATAAGCCACTTAATAGCCATACAATCAGTTGCAAAACAAGATAAAGATACATTGAAGATTATTAAAAGTGGTAGAAATGGTTATCTAGGGGGAGGGGACATACATGCTAAGGAATTATTTAAGTATGATTTTATGCCAAAGAAGAATACTAAATTTATACCTCATTGGAAACCTAAAATTGAATGGTTAATTATAAATATGAATGGAGGTGATAATAATGAGAAGTGAAAAAGAAATAAAAGAAGCAATAGAACTTTATAAAGGATATTTGAAAAATGCAATAGAGTGTGACGTGAGAATGGATAAGATATTATATTATAGGCTTATAGAGTTATTAACGTGGATATTAAAGAAAAGTAAGGTCTTACCAATATAATGACACTCATAGGCATAGCAAATAGGCGCTATCTCTATGTTATATGAACATTAAAAAAAGGGGGGATTATGAAAGAAAACATATGCTGGCAATGTGGTGAGGCTTTACCGAAGGATGATAGCGAGATATTTTGTGTGTTGAATAAAAGAACAGATAAATTAGAACTTAAACAAATTTTGCATACATTTTGTTATATAAAATTAAAAGATAAGGGTTTAATATGAATAAATCATTATCAAGAAAAATACCTTATTGCACAGAATGCTTAATGCTAATGAAGATTATCAAAAAAATAGGATTAAATCATATTATCTGTGAATGTGATAATTGTGGAAAAATTATAAAGATTGAGGGATAATGTGAAGAAAATATCATTATTAACTGATGCTCCAAAACATAATTTAGCATTAATGAAGATCAGTACATACGAAAAGGCAAGGGGTAATGAAGTTAAATTAAATATGCCCCTATGGAAAGCTGATTTTACTTATGCCTCCTATATTTTTGAGGGTGGCATAAGATTCCAAGCAGACGAGATTGGTGGGATCGCTATAAATCCAAAGACTGTTTTGCCAAAGAAAATTGAGAAATTGAAGCCTGATTATTCTCTCTTCAACCTTAAACATTCTCTTGGATATACTTTCCGAGCTTGTTTTCGCAAGTGTCCTTTTTGTAAGGTGTCTCTTTTATCAGGGGATAAAACTCATCATTCAATCTGGGATTTTTATGATCCCAAATTTAAGACAATAGAATTGCTTAATAATAATACTTTCTTTGATGCTGACTGGGAACACACATTTTGGGAAATAGACCAACTAAAACTAAGAGTAATAGATAATGGAAATGACCTACGTCTCTTGGACGACCATAGGACTTGGTGGGTCAAGAGGCTTAGGTGGAAAACTCAGCCTAAGTTTGCTTGGGATAGAATGAAAGATGAGAAGAAGATCATTGAGGGGCTGAAATTACTGCAAAAACACAAGGTCAACGCAATGGTGTATGTCTTAATGGGTTATGATACCAACGAAGAGCAGGACATATATCGTTGTGAGATAATAAATAGCTTTGGATTAGATCCATTTCCTATGTTATATAAACCCACTAAACAATTAAGAAAATTCAGACGGATGATCTATTTACGTTATTACAGAAAATATAAAACCATTACCAAAGCATGGAAAGATTATAAATAAATAATGGCGAATCCACAACGAGAAAATGGTCATATAGATATTGCTAATGAGATAGCCGAACAATTAGCTAAAACTCAATTATCAGGATATGAGTCTAGGGTATTATGGGTATTATGGAGAAAAACTTATGGATGGCATAAGAGAAGTGATAGAATTAGTATCAGCCAATTTAGTATGGGTACAGGAATAGCCAGGAGACATATTCATAAAACATTACAGAGATTAGTGGATAGAAATATCGTTACCAAAAACAGTAACAAGTTTATCACTAGATGGGCATTCCAAAAGGATTACAGCAAGTGGAAAGTCGTTACCAAAAACAGTAATAAAGATAAACTCGTTACCGAAAATGGGACAAGGGTGCAGAAATCCGTAACAAGATTCGTTACCGATTTCGGTGCACACAAAAGAAAACTAACAAAAGAAACTAAGTACACAAAAGAAAGTACTATAACACTATCGCAAATCAATAATCTCATTTCTCAATTCCCATCAAACCTTCAATCTCTTATAAATGAATATACTGATATAGCACGCTTACAAAACAAAACTGAGAAGATTAGTTTATATCGGCAGAAACGGTTAATAGATGAACTGTTGTTATTATGGCAACAGTATAATACAGATAATGAGATAGATAAAGCAGATTATCGTAAAGCATTGAAGATTACCATAAACAATCAAGCACCTAATATAAATTATGTAAGAAAAGTTATACAAGGCATAGTTAATAAACGTTCAATAAGAATAAAAAGGGGAACAAGATGAATTATAATGAGGTATGTTTTTATTGCTCTTTCGATCCGGTTGGCAACCATGAATGGACATGTCCTTCTCGTATAAAAAATGAAACAACAATACAAACAATCTTTTTTACTATAAATAGGGAGTATAAAAATGAACTATGAAGAAGTAAACAGCGCAAAGGATTTAGCATCACCAGTCAATAAGGTGCTGGAGAGGTTGGAGTGGGAAGGAGGAAATAATGACTAAAGAAATGAAAGAGTACATAAAGGAGTGTGATTGTCAAGAGATACAGCAGTTATGGAAACAAAGAAAGGAGAGAAAGGATTGTTTGTATATACCTTCACTTTCTTGGGTTAAGAAGGAAATGGGTAAGAAATTCCGTAACTTATACACAGAAAATGAAGTTTGGATTTGTACATATTATTCTAAATTCAAATTTGATTTTGCATGGGCAGTAAGGTCGAGTCCTAGATTAGCCTGCATTGAAGCATTGAAGGCAATCATAAATGAACTGACTAAACTTGAAGCAAATATAGTGATTTCGGAGGGATAGATGAACTACGAACAAGCATTACAAGCTAGTAAGTGTAATCCAGCAGAAGTTATGAAGGTGCTGGAGAGGTTGGAGTGGGAGTGCAACAGGTGTAATGGGAAGGGTATATTAAAAATACCAGAAATAACACTTGGTACTCGTCTTAAAAAAACAGTTAATTGCTCGCATTGTGTTAAGGGCAAACTCTCCTACTCCTGGACTCCACAGGTGGGGGAGTTCTCTCTTCTTGAAGGAAAGGTATTTCTAGTTAAGGAGAAGCCTTATGAGTGCGGCAAATCCTTTTATAAACTTCATGAAGATGCTATCCCCATCCTCGAATGG